GCCGTAAAACGGGTTCTGGCCTACGAGTTTTGTTCGGAGTGTCTTTTTGGATGTAAACATCCCTTTGTTAAGAGGAGTCATATGGTCCATTATTGCTCCAGTATATGCTGAACCACCTTCTAATAGAACGGTATTGGCAAAATCGGCTCCTCCAGAGACCTGATTCCAATTGGCAGATTTTTGTTTGATAATCTGATGACGGACCAGACAAGACGAATCTTGTAAATTAGGGGATGCTGTATTAGTAATTAATTGAAAGAATCCACGGACAACGACCTTGAGTAAATTAATTTTATTACCGACACGTTGGGCTTCACTAGTTCCCTGTGAAATACTGGGAACTATTCCATATAAGTCAGCCTGACTTATGGAATTATTCATTGTTCGAGTTACCTCTACCGAGGCTGTTTTTATCTCTCTCTTGCTTCGGACCGCCTGTAACACACGAGTCTCAAAAGACAACTTAGGACGACGCTGACGTCTACCACGAAAACTACGCTTAGAAGATGACTTTGGCATTTCTATATATTATACTTATATTTTTTCTAGACTAGTAACCAATAGGTTAACCTGTAGTGGTGTAGACCGAACATTATTTCGTCCCCTCGGCACTAAAGATGCCTCACGTACCAAAAATGTCCTCAACTACACGTCGCCCACCAATCGCGCCAAGCGACGATTGAACCGACTGGAAAACAACAAACTAAAGTTTGTCGTTATCGTTTTATCTAAATTGCCTTTACGTGTTCCACTAAAAACAGTCTGCGAGTAACTTGAGCGAGTTCATTCCCTTCCCAATAATAGGAAGGAGGAAATTCACTTGTTATGTATATGTGGGTTGAGTTAATCTGGACGTAGCCCCCTTTAATTTGACCTGAGTATTGGTATCTATCTAGAATGCGGAGGAGGATGCGGAAAGGAATCGCATTGTCAAAGTCATCAATCACTATAGCATCTCCGGACTTATACCCATCCCACCAGAGGGTATTGTCCTTCACATAGACTGCTCCGTGATTGTCAAACACATAACGTGTTTTGCCAGTCCCAGCTGAACCCCATCGCCAAGTTACTATTGGTTCAGTTGTTCGTTTCGGTGCCATCTCTTCGAACATCTTTTGAAACATCCGACCATACCTTACATACATTTCGGGATAATCCCACATAAAGTCTGATTGTGTGATTTCACCGGACCTAATTAACTGCGTAACTCCTCTAATGTCATTGCGAGCCCCTTGCTTATCATCTTGGGGTTCACCATACTCTGTATGGTCTCCATCTTTACTACAGTAAGTCTGATTCTGTAAATCTGTTCCATTTGCGACCTGTAAGTTAGCGCGGATTAATTTTTTACGCATTGCATCAAATGATGTAGAACTTTGGAATCTAACATATCCCTGAATATGCTTAGTTCCAGACTCACCGACTTCAAAACCAAATATTCCATATTTGATATTGGGACGGCTACACATATGCCTTACAGCGAAGGTGTCTGTATCACTATAATTATTTATAGTGAAGCACCATTTGGTAGAGCGCGGATTTTTCATTTTTTATATATTAGTCGTAGAAAATAATATATATAAGTTTTTCCTAAATATTTGGTTGACGGGCCAACCAATAAGTAGGTAGGTAATAATAGCCTACCTACTTTTTCCCTAAACTTCTATTTTTTTTATATTTAAGCGTCAGTGTAATACCAATCTACACGGTAATTGATTTGGGCCACGGGAGGCGCACTTCCATCAAAGGTATTTTGACAGCTATTAATCATAAAGTGGTCCCAGTCTGAAGATTCTGTAGCTCCATCAGTCTGATAATTAAGAGACTTACCTTGCTTTCCAAACCTCATAGTATAACTAAAAGGTTTAAGCATTGAATTGAGCCCGTCCGGTTGTGCTCCACCTGCGGTGCCGTAAAACGGGTTCTGGCCTACGAGTTTTGTTCGGAGTGTCTTTTTGGATGTAAACATCCCTTTGTTAAGAGGAGTCATATGGTCCATTATTGCTCCAGTATATGCTGAACCACCTTCTAA